AATTTCTAAGCTATTGCCCTCCTGATCCTCTGGCAGGTCTGGATTAATAATAAACTTATGATTACGGGTTACAACATCTTTTTCCAAGATGCAGTCTTCATACTTGGTAGATATAAAGTCCCCTGGATAACGAGGGAAGGAAAGCAGAACCACCTTACCCAGGTCTGGGAATCGAGAGTCTACAGTACCACGGAAGGCTTTGTAGATGTTGTCTGCAGTCTTCCCCTGCTCATTTCCCGTATTTGTTTCGCTAGCAAAACCAGAGATCTCGTCAAGTACTGCGACTAGAAGGTTCAAGCCCTCGTGAGATTCACGCTCTGAGTGACCAGAGTAAACCGTGATAGTTTTATCAAACTCAATCGAATCCATCTTTGAATAGTACCTGCCAGCAAACCAGGGAGATTTTTCAATCTTTGTTTTGAAACCCTTGAAGAAAACGTTCTTTGCCTGCTGAGCGTTGATAGCAACGTTAATAATATCAATAGCGTCACCAGATGGTTTACCGTAATATCTGGCGGGGTCTTTGAGGCATAGAAGCTTGTACACGATATAGGCTACGGCCACGGTAGAAGTAAAGTCTTTACCACTACCCTTACCAAGCTGCAGAATGATTTCGTTCTTGGTGTACTTCTTGTAATACCTGGAGCCCTCTTCAAAACCCATCAACCTAATTAGATCTTCTTTACGATAGACCTGGCTCATAGCCTTTACAATGTCGTACTGGATATCGGACAGCGGTGGCTGTCCCAAAAAGTCTTCACTCTCTACGAAAGTTTTAGCATCGACTGGCTCTTCTTCAAAGGGGCTGTCCTCTAGAGCTTCAAGAAAATCATCAAACATTTTGAACTATTGTTACCGTTTCATTTAATTTGCTTGAGGCCTCTGATAGCCTGCCCATAATTTTGTCACGAATTTCTGGATGCTCGGATGCGATATCTTTAAGAATATTCACAAGAATTTCTTGTCTGCGTTCGATCTCAAGCATTTCTTCCGCTAGCTCTTTGTTCTCTAGCAAGCCAGCCTTCTGTAGCATTTCAATACGCTTGGACTCTAGGTCCATAACCAGCTTGATCCCGTTTGTTTTTGCACCAAGGTTTGCGGTGGTTGTTGCTTCTTCAATAACCTCATAGGCTTGGCTAATAAGTCTACTGTAGTGTTCGTCAGCTGCTGCAAGAGCTTCTTTAGCACGAGCACGAATAGCACTATTGTCTGAAGCCATAGACTGCCACTCTTTAATTAAAGACACAACCTTGGTTCTGGGCATGTCTAATTGTTTGGAGATCTTAGTGGGATCGTTGCCCTTTAGATATTCTCCAACTACTTTGTTTACTGTGTCAAGATGTTGTACTAGCTGGTTTTCTTCTTGCACGCTTCCCCCTCTTCGGGATTCTCTTAACTCGCTCTAGCCTAAAGGCTCTCAAGGTTCCTGCACGCCCACGATACATTTCATAGCAGTCCACCCACTGTGCGCCAGTGTTCTGGTTAGTAACAAGTGCATCAAACTTAAACTTCATTCCCCATTCATCTTTGATCTTGATAAGGTCTCCACGCTCAATGGTGAATCCATCTACGGTGATTTCTGGAAAACGAAAAAAGTTGGTTGGCTTTGCTTCTGTAAGGACTCTACGACGTACCATATTATTCCTTTGCGTGTGGCTTGGTTTCATTTAGTGTACTGCTTGTTACTCTATTGTACAGTACCTCATGGTGAAAGTCAACAAGATTATCCACACCGGAATAAGATAGGGCACTCCTTAGCCCCGCACTAAAGTCACTAATAATATTATTAACGCTTCCAACGAAAGGAATGGTAGTTGTGATACCCTCTACACCAGAGACAACGCCCCTACCCTCTTCCTGTGCCTCCCTGGAGGCCATTCCTCGGAACACCTTTTTGCCATCTACAATTTCGCCTGGCGACTCTTCTGTGCCAGCGAGTAAGCGACCAAGCATTAGTGCGTGTGCTCCCGCCGCAAGAGCTTTAGCCGCATCTCCAGAATTACGAATGCCCCCATCTGCGATAAGGCTGGGACCATCTTCATACGCAACATGATCTCTAATATCCATAATAGACGAAAGAGTTGGAACGCCATGTCCGCTTACGACCCTAGTGGTGCAGGCAGATCCTCCACCAATGCCTACCCGAACAGAGTCTGCTCCGGCGTCGGCCAACCTAGCAAAGCCTTCCCAGGTAGCAACGTTACCAGCCATAATGTGAACCTGGTTTCCAAAAACCTGCCTAAGCTCTTTAACAGCATTAATGGCATATTCGCTATGACCGTTAGCTACATCGACAAGGATGGCCAATGCCCCAGCACTAACTAGCTTTACGGCATCGTGAGCGAAATCTCCCCTTGCTCCAACAGAGCCAACCGCAGAGCCACCCATTGCCTTTGCTAGTTTAATTTGTTCTGCCTGCATTTCAATTGGCATGTATCTGTGTACTACGCCAAGGCCACCAGCTTGCCGAATTGTGTATGCCATCTTGTACTCACAAACGGTATCCATTGGTGCTGCAATAATTGGAATAGACATTGCAATTCCATTGAGCCCTCTACCCAGAGTAGTAGAAATGCTAACATCTTGACGACTTGAAATCTCAGAATGCTGAGGCATCAAAAGGATGTCGTCAAAGCCGATCTGATCTTTATTGCTATACTCTTTCATCTCTCTCCTTTGCTATTAGCAGTAGTACTAAATACCCCACCAAATCAAAAATGGTATCATCCCCAGGATACTCATGTCCTCGCTGCACCCTAGAAAGCTTGTCATCAATACGGACGTAGAGCTGCTCTATCGTGTTTGATTTTGAAAACACTCGAACTGGCTCTAATGCGGAATCTCCATAAGCCCTGTTCTTTGCGATCAGCATCTCTTCGATGCCTTTCATAACTTCGGTGATTTTATTCTCTGTTTGCTTGCTCATTAGTTGGTACTACCCCTAGTCTCTTCCAACATTTAATGCAATTAATATATGTCATGCCCGTAAATGGACAAGATGCTTCGTGCGACTCTTCATGCTTGCATGTTAGTCTAACAAGCTGCATCTTTGCAACCTTCGCAAAGTGTTTAACAATCCTCAACGTCTTGACTTCCTTAATCCAAACTTAGCTAAATAAACATAGATAGTTTCTACGCTAGCTCCGCACTCTTTAGCAATTTCTTGAGGAGTCTTACGATCCATTTGAAATCTTTTGCGAAGCCACGCTTCGTTCGTATAAAGTTTAGCAGCCACGACATCTCCTTGTCAACTCAGCTTAGACCAATTTCTGATAGCGTAATGACCAATTCCAACAGCATCGGCTATATCGTTATCAGATACGTTCTTGTCATAATATGTGTTTACAAACTTAATAGTCTTTTCTTTGCGCAGCTCTCGCTCTTTGGTCTTGTACCAAGAGTCACTTTTCCCTGGACTAGAAGATCTTAGTACGGCCTTCTCTGCGTGGGTAAGCCTCCCATTGCCAATAAAGGTTTGCCAAGCAATAGGATTGATAGACTTAATTGTTCTTGCACCAGACAAAGACATACCGCCTAGAAGCCCTCCCTGAACGAGCGCAAGATCCGCTGCAGTTTTAGGGCTGTTAATGAATACCGTATGCTCAATAACAATAGCCTGAACCTTATATATACTAAATACAGACTCCGCCTTAGCACATGCATCAGCAACTTTATCGTATACAGACTGTCCTTCAAAATTAATCTTTCCAATCAGCTCTAGTTTTGTGTCTTTAAAAATAGCAAAGGCTAAACTATTTGTACTAGCGTCAATAGAACAAATAGTTTTAGGAGTGTTACTTAGTTCGCTTAGTTTTACCACCAGCGTTCCCCTTAATTTCTTTCAAAGCTTTTGAAACCTCTACTGGATTTACCACACAAACCTGACACAGGGGATCATCATTATAGGCAGACAGGGGATTCCCGCAAGATTTGCAGTTGCGTTTTTTTCCCATCATACGGTTGCGCCTAGCAACAACGTATCGTTGGGCAATTTTTTCTTTTGTCGCTTCTTCTCTGCATTCAGAAGAGCAGTAAATCTGGTAGCCTACTTTTGCTTCGAAAGGGCCATCACACCATTGACAAGTTTTCATCTAAGGGCTCCATGGATTTGATCTTGATGTCTCCCTCACCAGCTTCTGCACAGACCTTGGCCAAAGGACAGGACTTGCAGATTTTAGAGTTTGAACGGTAGTTCTTCTTAGGCAAGAGCTTATCCTCCCATGCCTTACGAACTTCTCTCATCCATTCAAATGTCTGATCTACCCACTTAACATAGTACTCATTTACGACAACAGGAATTGCCAACAACTCGTGGTTGTTCTTGTTTTCATAAATGAGAACGCCTTTTGCCTTTTTAAGGATCTTCATGTAAATAAGAATCTGGATCAGGTGGCCCGTCTTTGCCTTGCCAGTTCTTTTACGATACTCAAACCCCTCTTGCATTGCAGTCTTAATTTCACCAAGAAGCTCTTCGCCTTCCCAATCAAGGATTACATCTCCGTAGCCAAAGATGGGAGGGTCGTTATAGGTAATCTTAAACTCTGAGTCAATGAGCATTCCAGCATCTTCCATTGCTTGCTGAATGCGCTCGTGTGACTTTGTTCCGTTAGTCATGTTGGCACCAGCGAATGCGTCCGCGTTGTCTTCAAACGTACCGCCCTCAAATGCCAGGTACCAGTATCGTGCGCACTCTCCGTGACCGTAAGCAATGGTCGATGGTGCAAATGTTTTCTTTTGCTGATGCCTTGGCCCACGCTTAGCAATGTATCCAGAGTTAATCTTCTCGATTAAGGCCTGCATACTTTCAGAAGCCTTTGCTGGCTTCGGCGTGTCAATCATTATTTGGTTAAGTAGGTTTTTAGTCATAATATTATCGAGTGATGTATTTTAAAGCAGCCACAAGCTCATTGATTGAGTTAGCTGCCGTAAAGTAAATGTTCTTTTTTGCTCGATCTCCCTTTTCTACGTTTGCCATCCATGTAGCTTTAAAAGACATTTTGGCGGCAATAGCTTGCAGCCTAACAATCTCTATTGTGGCTACATTAATGGGAATGTCTGGCTTAAGAATAAGCTTAGCTACCATCGTCAAGGCGGTATCTAATTCATCATCCTTCATATATTCAGATATCTCGGCAAGGCCATTGACCATGTCAAGGGTTGTCTTGCTCTCATTATTATCCACCATATTATTATACCACCCCGTCGGTATCTGCGATTTCTCGCCTCTCCTTTACTGTCACGCTGCTGGAGCCTGGAAGCCAGGGAAGAAGCACCTGATAAAGCTCTTCGAGAAGTACAACATCCTGGACCTGATACTTCTTCATTTCACGCCAGGCCTTGTCATCGCC